CTATGTGGAATCGAACCACTGACCCTTTCACTCCGAAGAGACCGTGCAATACGCTTGGTCGCCGACTAATATGTTTTATGGTGGACCTGGCGGGCACTGCCCCCGCGTCTTGAATCCTTTTCTGTCTACTTCATACAGTCTTAACTAGTATTTAACTACATTTTGACAGTTAAGTCAATGTCTTCTTGTTGCTTTTGGACTTCTTTTTTAGGACGAATAGGTTCTAACCAAGAATCTGGAATATAGGCCTTTGGAGTGTCTCCGTACATATTACTCAATCCAAATTCTGTAGCTATCCACCAAAAGTGATCTGTAATAGCAGCCTTACAGACAATTCCTTTAAACTGAAATTCCTCACCTTGCGTAAAATGTCCTACATACTCATCCACTAACACCGTTTTGCCTATGTTTGTAGGACGTATGCTCATGATAATTTTGGCAAGGTCGCCTTGTTCACATTTCATTTTGTTTCATCAGTTTAGTGTGCAAGATCATATTTTCAGTGACCAGTTTGGTGATAGTGGCCAACATAATTAATCTATCAGCATCTGTAACAATTTCTTTGTCAAACTGTTCTAGGATACTGGATCCGATCATTCGCATGGTCTGTTCTTGTCCCTTGGAAAATAATCCCCAGTCAAAAGGATCTCCTTCTTCGTGAGCAAAGGCAATGTCCACAAGTTCATCGAGGGTTATTTTAGCCATGCTATTTTTTCTCCGGCAGCTTTTCTTCTATCATATTCTTCTGGTGTGCTGGGGTATCTCCAGGCCCATACAGCCACAAGAGCCATAAAAACACCTGTATAGATAACACCGCGTAACGGCACTGATCCAACACTCATTAAGATCAAACTTAATGACATCATACCAATCATAAGGTATTTCATTTTTTGTGGGAACACACGCTTCTCGCTCCAATTGCGTAGGAAAGGTCCAAACAGTTTGTGATTCATAATCCAGTTATGCATACGCTCTGAACTTCTTGCAAAACAAAAAGCACTTGCAACCACAAAAGGACTATAAGGAATGCCCGGAGTTATAACTCCTATGTAGGCCATTAGTAGGCAAAGACAACCTAGAACAAAAAAGAACGCTTTTTTTAATTTAATCATATTATTTGTTAACCGGCAAATACATTTGGAGATCCTTCCGCTACGGCTGATCCACATATAACAGGATCTCCAATTCTGCAGACATCTAAGAAATTGGCAAAAACTGTAGAACTTCCAGCTTCAAGATTTGAATCATGGCAGGCTGAGCCACAACAGTGTACTGGCCAATGATCAGTTTTTCTATGAACTGCTATGTCATTGACATAGACGTTGGGACTTGCTTGGTCGTTACCTCTCGGAGGCCAGCATCCGTGTCCTGTACATGTATCACCTAATCTCGTTACTGCCGGCATTATTCTCTCCTTGCATCTACTGCTGCTAATAGTAATTCCTTACTAGGATCATAATTAGCAAATACTGTTGCTTGAAACGTTGTAGTGTAACTCTGAACACCTTCTTCAGTAACTTCTTGTGAGAATACTGTTAGTGTGTAATCAATTTTATCCTTAGTGTCTTCTTGCATTGTGACAATGTTAACTGCTTCACTCGGTCCAGGCACTCGATCCCATGCATCAACGCCAGTAACTCTTACTACTTCACCAGCAGTATTAGTGTACTCTACATATTGTAGAGGGAAACCTAATGGATCAGGATTATATGTAGCAGTCACTGAACCCCCGCCCCCGCTAATAGTAAACGGATCGTCAAGTGGTGGACGTATTTTTGGGCCAAAACTGTGACTAACGTAGTTACCAGGAATAGATTCGGTGCCTGAGGCGGCAACGTCTTCGGTGGTAACTAGAATGTAGGTCATATTAGGCTAGAGCAATGCCAGTAGTTGATTCAATAAACTGTTTGGCAAATTGTGTATCTGTTGCTTCAGCTACAGTAACAGTTGATTTTTGTAGCTTAATTTCAGTATCTGGATTTACTGTAAACAAGTAAGGCATTAGCCCTGGACCTTTTGGACCCATACCGATTACCTGTGGATTTTTAAGTTTGTAATAAGCTGCACCGTCTTCTACTAACTTGGCAACAATTTCTTCGCCGCTTGTTAGTTTAAGTGTGATAACTTCGCCTGCGCTTACGCCTTTATTAATTAACATTTTATACCTTTTCTAGATGTTGTTTAAGTTCTGTAAATCCACCAATCAGTTCTTCGCCGATAAAAATCTGCGGAACTGTTCGTGCTGTTGGAACAGCTTCCAATAGTTCTTCTTTTGTGTATCCGTCTCCAATTTTCTTTTCTTCAAAAGGGATACCTCGTTGTGTTAACAATGCCTTTGCTTGATCGCAATAGGGGCAGTGGTACTTTGACCATACAGTTGCTTTCATTTTTTTCCTTTAACTTGAATATATAACTCTGCCTTTTTTATCAAGAACTCTGACCAATATGGCTCCTTTGGCTTTTTTTGCCAATGCCATAGAGATAGCTTGGGATTCTGTTCCGCCGCCACCTAACGAATTCCAAGATTCAAAAGGACTTTTACTTTTAAATTGTACTTTGTACATATATATTCCTAGATGGCTGGTAGCTCATCGTAATCTAGGCTTTCTCCCATTATGCCAATTACATAATTTGTACTTTCACTTTCTTGTAGTGCTGTTTGTTTCTTACTAGTATCAGTATGCTTGTTAAACCAAGGAATCGGAGTTGACTTGGGCGCACTTGCTTGGTACTTAATACCGATTTGCTTTAGTGCATCCACTGCTGTGTAGTCCACAAAGTCACGTAGAATGTTTGCGTTGAGTCCAATGACTGGTCCCATCTTGAACAGATAAGTTGCCCAATCTTTTTCTTCGCGAATAACGTCCATATACAGTTGATATACTTCTGCTTCACATTCTTGTTTGGCTTCGACAAACCTAGTATCCTCTTTAACCACTTGATTGATCAAATAAGCAGTCCATCCCTTGTGTAGCAACTCGTCTTGTAAAATTAATTGAATAATATTACCATTACCCATAAAGATTTTATTCTCTACCATTGCTAGACTTGTGGCAAATGATACCATAAAGCGGAAGGCTTCTAAAGCATAACTGGCATGCAAGGCCATCCAAATTGCTCGAATGTGCTCTTTTTCTGTAACTGTTTCGCCTAGTTGTTTACGACAGTTAATAACGTGTAGTGCTTCATAGTAGTTGCCAACACTTGATGCCATATCTACAATCTCTGTAGTGTCGTGGATTGTGTTAAACACATCCTTGGGCACGTTGTAGATGTTGCGAATGATGTGACTGTAGCTCTTGCTATGAATGTTAGTTTCAAAGAATGTCCAGTTGTAGACTAAGGCTTCTAGTTCTGGCAAACTAATAACAGGCATAAAGATTTGGCTTGGTCCACGACCTTGCAAACTGTCTAGTGCTGTTTGTCGTAACAGATTACTGGTAAAGATATGCTTAACAGCATCACTAGCATCCTTAAAGTCATTACTGTCTTTAGTCAAACTAATCTCTTCTGGTTGCCAGAAGAAGCCACGTGCAGTTGCTTCGAAGTCTGCAATCTTTTTATATTTTACTTCTTCAAAACGCTGAATGGTTACAGGACCGGCTGGGTCTAAAAACATCTTGCGATTAAGATAGTCTGTCTTTGTGTTTAGGTTGTATTGTTGCTTACTCATTTTAAATAATCCACGTGAGCAATAGCTTTCCAAAGATCTAATTTTGGAGGTTCTCCATTATTGGGTTCTTTGTATGCGATTCTAATCTCAACATTGTTAGTGTGTAGTTCAGCCATTAACAAATTTATTGTTTCCAATGCTGCTTTAATGTTTTCTATTTGTTGTCCGGTATTAGTTGTTGTCATAATTTACAGGCCTCGCAGTCCTCTTCTATTTCATATCCATTTACAGAATTTGTGTGTCCGTTTACTTGTACTGTTAATTGTTCTTCTTGCATTTTGCTTCCGGCCTTGTTGATTAGACTGTAGTAAAATGTCTTTAATCCCCAAACATGAGCTTGCATTAGATTTTTAGCAATCAGTGTTGTTGGCACTTTTCGATCTGCAAAATGTGCAGGATTATAGAATGTGTTAGTTGAGATACTTTGATCAACGTAGGCAGCAATCACTGCCGCTGTTTTTAAATAGCCATCACAATCTTTTTGTTCCCACATCATTTGGTATTTATTCTTCAATCTGTTGTATTCTGGAACGACCTGTGTAAACGATCCTGCCTTTGATTCTTTAGTGCTGATCAAACTCATTGGCATTTCAATGCCGTTGGTTGAATTAATTACCACTGAGCTAGATTCGACAGGGGCCACCGCCATCAGTGTGGCATTGCGAACACCGTGTTCTTTCATACTAGTACGTAAGGTTTCCCAGTCTAGTTCTGGAGTAAAGTCTGCTAATTCATTCACACCATTAGCTCGTAGTTCCCAGGGGAATACTCCTTGTCCGTATCGTGTTTTGGCACTCTCGGTACAAGGACCTCTCTCCTTGGCCAGTTCCACCGTGGCTTCTGTGAGATAGTAGGCCTGATGTTCCGTCCAGGTCTTGACTTCTGCAAGTGCATCCTTCTCACCATACTTTAGGCTACGCTTGGCATGCCAGTAGGCTAAGTTAGTGATGCCAATACCTAATGGCTGTATCTCGTCATTACTTAACTTACTCTGTATTGACAAGAAGTCTTGATAGTCAAGAATGTTACACAGGCTACGTTGTAGAATCCTGCAGGCTCTACGCATATCCTCTGGGTTCCGGAACGCTCCCCAGTTGATAGATCCCAGTGTACATAACGCTATGCGTCCATCCTCGTCGTCTAATCTCTTAAATGAACGGGTGGGTAATAGGATCTCACAACACAAGTTACTTTGATAAATCGTATGATACTCGGGATCAAATGGTCCTTGGTTCATTACATTATCAATGAATACAAGATATATTCGACCTGTGTCTGTGCGTTCTTTCAGTATACCACTCTTGAAAACTTCTTCGGCACTCATTGTCTTGGTACGTAGGTCTTTACGTTTTTCGTACTTGACATACAGCTCTTCAAAGCGTTCTGTGTTTTGATAAAACGCTTCATACAGGTCTGGTACTTCGTTGGGATCAAAGAATGTTATTTGTTCTTTGTTTTTAAATCGTCTCCAGAAGAAGGCACTAAGCACAACCCCATAATCCATATGACGGACTCGGGTTTCTTCTGTTCCTTGGTTGTTCTTAAGTACAATAAGATCATCAAACTGATGATGCCAAATAGGATAAAAAACAGTAGCACTTGCATTACG